GTTGCGATGTCTGCGCCCAAACCTTTCTCAGCTAGTTGTTGCTGTAAAGCCGTTAGGCGAGCATTTGATAAAGCGCCTGCGTCCTGTCGCGCAATACCCATAGCATTTAAAGCATCCGCAGCGTTCTGTTCTTCAATCGCTTTTTCTAACGCAAATCTTTGTGGGCTACCGCCGTATTGCGCTGTTTGCAATCCTTGGCGACCTTGAGCAAATTCTTCCTGATCTAGCTGAAGCCTAGCTCTGTCCTGCGATGGCCGCCTAAGAGCCTGTAAACGGTCGTATGCGCTCTGCTCCCCAGCCATTAAGTTTTCTTGTCTCAATGGCCCTGCGAAAAGATCAATCAAAGCAGCTTGCTCCGATCGCATATCTTGTTCCATTTGGCCCGTTTCGGGGTTGTATGTACCAAAATCACCTCGCCCAAGCACAGCATCAACAAGCTGTGAACCGCCTGATCGCAATGATTTCTCAAGAGCTTGCTGTTCAGGAGATAAATTATAAGTAGTACCTCCTGTAGCATTTGCCGCTATATTCCCTGCACTACTGAAAACGTTGAAAGGTTTGAACTGAGTATCAGATTTTACTGTGTTATAGAGGCCACCCGCAGGCATACCAATAAATGTTTTTGCGTCTTCACCCAGACTTTCAAGATCACGAATTGCTTTCTCTTGATTGGCAAGCTGTCCTGCCACACCTAAAGCGGTTGAGTTACGGTCAACAAAGCCTAACCCTGCATTAATTAAGTCTTCCAAAGTCGGCATTAGTATGTTCCTCCATTAATCGTTCCAACCGTAAACGTTCCGCTAACCGTTAAGTCGGCAGCGGTAACTGTTCCAGTGAAGGTTGGCGATGCACTATCGCTTTTACTGTTGACGGCAGTTTGTATATTTGTCATTTCAATCCCTATTGCCGTTGCTTTCACTATTTTATTGGGATTTGAAGTCGGCAGTGAGTCAAAAGAAGACCACGCAAAAGTAGGGGTATAGGAACTCATTTAATTAATTCTCCCAAGGGTGGAATGTATGTTCATTTCTTGAAAAGCGATTTGAACGCCGTTAACAAGGGTGCTGATACCGACCTGCACGACAGAGCCGCTACCACCTGTGTTTATTTTTTGTGTATTGATTAAACTTGCGCCGCTAGAGTATTCAGCATCCGTATTGAATTCAGATATGTTGTATAAAGCACCTTTGAAATCAGGCAGCGTATATACTTGGCTGCGATAATTACCTTTGTAATCATAAGCCCAGTTCAGCGTGACGTTAGAGTTTTGACCACTAAAAGTTGTAAGATTTATTTTCTTTAAGAATTTAAGTCTTGAAGAATCACCAAAACTTAGCGGGTGCGAAAAATACTGTAAGGCATAAGAACCAGTATCATCTGTGTAAGTATCATAGTTAGCTAAACCAGTAGAAACACCAAGGTACAGTTCATCGTCATCGGTGACGGTAAAACATAACGGCTTGATTGAAGTCCACGTTGTTGTCCTATAGCTCCCGTTATCTAACGGATAGCGCGTATCAAAACAATAAACGACTCCAACAGAAGGAAAATTAACTAAATAGAAGGCATTGTTTGGGTCATAGACGGTCTTTATGTCCCCTGTCTCAATCCTGATTCTATTTTTAATTTCTGAGTTTACGTTTTTGCTAATATCACCTATGGGAGAAGATTTCTCTTGAATAGTACGACTCAAGCTTCTTACGCCAGAAAAATCGACAAACAGAATATCTTTACCAGTAGACTGAATAACATCTCGACCAACACAACCAATATTAAGAATTGTGTCGCTTAAAACCATAGAGGCGGGTGTGCCTGCACCTGCATAAACAACAATGCTTCTCTTCCCTAGTATCACTAAGAAGTTGTTGTGGGCTGCAAGCGCAGTGATTTCATCGAACCCTGACGGCCATACTGTTGTTAAGTCTAATGAGCCGCTTGAACCACCACTCCAATCGACTCCATCGAGTTGATCTGACCAATAAAGTGTTTGTTTGTTACCTGTTACATCAGCCGCCCATATACGCCCAAAAGCGGCTATACAAGCGTGTGCGTCTGGCGGTGTGCCTGCTGCTCCACTATGCGCCGCAATGGTCGTTAACGCGCTTGTGGAAGCGTCATAGACAAGAGGATTATGACCTCTTTGAAAGAAATAAAACTTGTTGGCAAGACTCGCCATAGACCAGTTATTAGCGGAGATTGTTAAACTGCCAGTAATGTCCGTAAGCGTCGAAGTGCCTTTAAATATTTTGTTGTTCCCGCAAGAAAAAACAACTTTTGTTCCGTCGTTTTGTATAAACTCACCAATAGATTCAATGCCTGCACTTGATCCCAAAACAGCCGCGCCGTTACTTGAAACCATCGCATAGCCCTTCCGAGAGGCGATACGACCTTCTTGGTCAATCACACAATTATCTGCAATTGCCGCATACGAAGCATCTTGCATAAGCGGAGCATCTTGCGTGTTTATACCTGCAAAACCCATTGCTGAAATTGTTATATTTTGAAGTGCCTGTGCCATTTTTTATACCGCCATAAATGTCATTTCAGCAGGATACTTATTCGCATCGATAGCAATCGCGTCCGATAGAGCTATCTGAGCTAATCCAAATTGTTCAGCACCACTTTGACCGCCTGTTTCACCTCGCTCTCGCAAAGCAAGACCATACGCAAGCTGTAGAACGGGATTAGACGGACATTTAATTGCAGTAGCGTCTTCTGTAAGTGCTGCTTGCGGTGTTACCACATCAATCCTCATCGCATAAACGCCATCAGGTTTTGGGTACACATCTATTTGTAAATCTCCACTAGAATCAGTGCCATTGATCGTAAAGTAGCTTGGCACTCCAGATGCAGGCGTTGATGTGTAAAATTGTGAGTTAAACCAACTTTTCGGGCGAGATTGAAGGCACAAGTTATTAGTGTCGTTTATTAACTCTTTAATAACAGAATCTTGTCCCGCACCCGTTAGCGAATATGTGTGTGTTCCGCTTACTGTATTGAAGGTGATTGTGTTACGTAGAGCAGACCATTCCCAAGACGACTCAACAGTTGTTTTAGCATCGTTAATAAGATCACCGACCATTGTTGAATAATCTGTCTCAGTAGCCGCAGCAACCGTATTTTCACGCAGCCTTCGTAATACCCCATTTATTAATTCTAAATATGTCATTTTCAAAAGCCTCGTCGCGCATAATCAAGAAGCGTGGGTTGTAATACATTTAATGCTTTAATTTCGGTACGGAAATACGAATCTGTAATAGGTGTTTGTATTTGATCGATTGCGTTTCTACCGCTTATTCCGCGCTGCCCTTGTATCCCTTGTATTCCTTGTATTCCTTGTATTCCTTGTATTCCTTGTATTCCTTGTATGCCGTCGATTCCATCCATTCCGTCGATGCCGTCTACACCATCTATGCCATCTGTCCCGTCTATGCCATCTGTCCCGTCTATGACTACTGTTTGTGTATCTGTATCAACACCATTGCCGTTAGCAGCGCCGACACCGTTACCATCATTGTAATCATCACCGTTGCCATTACCGTTATCATCACCGCTCCCAATACCGTTCGCAATATCATATAAATCTTGCAGATTGAACGGGCCTACAGGTGCGTCTGTTACTGAATCACCCAAAATATCTAAACTTTCTAACCCAACAACCGTATCGATAGGCGATAAAGGATCTATGCCCGACAAAGGAATTGTTTCTGGCCCAACTGAAGGCAAATCTGAAACAGGGTCACCAACTCCCAATTTTTCAGACAAACTTTGAATTATGCCGTCAAAAGCGGCATCAGACTCTTCAGCCGTCATCTCAACGATACCGTCTTCAGTTCCCTTTGTTCTTATAACTCCCGCAGCCTTATCAGCTAATGCTTTTCCAAGCATATCAATGAGTGTCTTAGGCGTATTAAATTGCGCCTCCTGATTCCTGCTATCAATCGCGTCTTTTTGTAGGGCATCTATGTAAGTCTCGTAAAACATTTCTTCAGCCGACTGAATGCCTTTACCGTAAAGGTTCCCGACAGGAATAAAAGTTTGAGTTTTTCTATCAAACATCATCGAATCAGGTTTAGCGCCTACATAAGTACCCATAATATGTCCTATTTCTTCTGACTTGAGCCGTAGTAAAAAGCTGCGGCAGTACCTAATATTCCTGAAAGCTGACCTAAAACTAAAGATATAATAGTCTCGTCATTCTGATCGTGAGGCATCGTCGTTACCAAAATTACAAATGCGCCATATAAAATTAAAGTTAAAACACTGAAAATTTTCGGTGTCCAATCGGCGCTAAAATGTTTTCTAGCATCCTGAATATCCTCTGTTTCAACCCTGAAACCCTCAAGGTTAATCTCCATTGCTTTAAGCTCATTCTCAGTTTGCGTTAAAGCAGAAATCTTATCTGGCTCTCTTTCGACTAACTGCTCTATTTCTTCTAAGGAAGATGTCTCAGGCAAATTAAGTTTCTTTGCTGCCATCTTCAACGCAATACCCGCAATCGGATTAGCGCTTGTCGCTACGTCAACTAAAGTCGGTGCTAACGCGCCTAAAATTCCTTTAAGAGCCATTAAGCTCCAACCCTATCTGATGGTATTACCTCTTCGGCTACAATATCGTCAATGGTGTCGCAGACATCAGGCACTACAACTCCAGTGGTTGCGCTTAAAGCACCACGACCTACCGCCCTTACACCCTTATAAAAAGAGCTACAGTAAACCTCTTTGTTATCTATAACCTGTTGTACTGAAGTACAGCTTGAAACGACTAAAATTGCGCAAAGTAAGATCAGTTTTTTCATTTTTTGGCTCTACCTTTCGTTTGAGTGTGCGGTTTCATTCTTTCTTCGTACAATCCCATGCTGTGATCGGATACAGCATCCTTAACAGACCAATCCTCTACCATAAATTCACGCTTACAATTAACGTAATCTTGACCATCATTAGCTAAATATAAGGACATCTGATTAGCATCAGGGCAATAAAAGAATTTAGGTATTTTTGCGACAATATCTGAGCCGCTTATTACAGATAAGTGAGCCTCAAGATGGCCCATTGCATAACGATTTTTTCGTTTAAGGAATGTATTTGGCTTACCAAAAGTAATTAACGAAATGTTTTTGTAGTCACACTCTTTAGCTAACTTTACAGCCGACAATTCGGCAAGCCCACCACCTAAACTATGCCCAGTTATAAGCAAACGCTTTTTTGGATTGATACAAGTTTTAATTTGTCTCCATATTGACGTATGTGCGGCGGCAAAGCCGCTATGAACCCAACGACCTCCGTAAAAAATAGGTAACGCACTTAAATTAAAAAGCCAATCTCTAGCTTGTTGAGTGCCACGAAAAACAAGGACATCAAAGCCTATATCCTTATCTTTAACGAAAAATGCTGTTGAGCTTGTAAGTTTTGATTCAATTTTTACGGCTCCGTCAATATTTTCATCATAAGCTTTAGAACTGTAATCTACAGCTTTTGTTAAAAGCTTAGTGCTCGGCATTTTCTTTGTTTCACTATTCATAAATAGTATTATCGCCTGTTTTTTAGTGTCATTACTATTATTTTTGAACGACAGAAAGTAGGAAAGTTATTATAAAACCACCGCCCCCGAGACAGAAAGCTGCTGCGACTAAAGCAAATATTAAACTCTTAATTTCTTGTTTTTTCCTCGCCTTTGCAATTCTTGCCCGATTTTCTTTTATTCTGATTTGCTCTCTTCGCGCTCTTTCTTGCCTTCTAATTTCAAGCATCTTCTGATACATAATAGTCTTGCCTTTATCAGAAAACGCCCGTTTTATCTCCTTTTCATACGCTTCAATCGCTAACTGGCTTTCGATAACCTTTTGTGCGTATTTTTCAACGCTTTCTTCACCATAAGAACCGTTTGGATTTCTATCATGCTCAACCTTAGCTTCTTCGATTTTTTCTTTTGCGTCATAAAAATTACCAAGCTTGCCCACTAAGGTACTTATGTCCTCATAATTTTCAACACCTGCCTTTATTAAATCGACAGCTTTTTTTGCCCCCGCAAGGGCTAGTCCAATTTCTATCAATGTTCATACCTATGGGGCTGTAGGCCAGTCATCGTCAGACAGATTAGGAAAGTCTGAGTGAGTAGTAATATCCCTCAAGGCTTGTCTATAAGTAGTCATTGCGTCCGTCATAGTGACATCTGACATACCAGTCCAATCTGTATCCGCAAGCAGTCCATCACGCTTAGTTCTTACCGCAGCAGCAGCTTCAGCATCTAGTCTTGCTTGGTAGGCTGTCTCATGTTCTGCCTTAGTTGTGGTTACGCCGTCATCCGTAGTGTCTGCGAACATATCTCGCTCAACCCACGCCTGTACCCAGTTGTTACCGTCTTGTACCGCGCCGTTACGCACGACTTGCTTATACGCTCCGCTTGCTTCTGGTTTAGGTGCTTCTAGCACTGGATCAATGTTTAGACTTGCACACACATCGGCATTCCAAACTTTCGGTATTGAGACATTTTTATTTAATGCGCGGATCTCGCCTTGCGACTTGAGTGATCCGTCTTCCATTCTGTATTCCATAGTTGATTATCCTATGCGATTGCTAAAAATATGTAAGTTTGTCCAGATTCGTTTGCGTCACTTTGATAACCATCACCAACATTAACCGCAAATCCGCTTGCAGCAGGATCAATTTTATCCGTGTTGGTAACTTCTGCGGAAGCGTCATTTAAATTAATGTATGGACTATTACCTGATACTATGCCCCTGACTGAATCAAAAACCATATATAGACCATATTCGCTAGATTTTTTAATAAGAACGAATCTTGCTCCTGCGCTAAATCCACAGTCTATTGTCTGAGTAGAGCCGTTTCCTGTATAGCTTCCAACTTTACTCACCCCATCTACCGAACCAAATAAATAGGCTATATAATTTTTACTAGACTGATTAGTGTTCGATGCAGTTCCTACCGTAAAAACAGAGGCTGTCGTGTTAGTGTTATTCCAAATAGTGCTACTTGTTGCAAAACTATCCATCTCATTTAAGATCGCCCAGTGTGTACCACCATAATGTTTATGGTAAACAGCCCAATGCTGACTGTCGGTTCTATTTTTGACCAACATCATTTCAGGAGCGATGCTCAAATTATGTGTTACGGTGCGATTACTACCTGTTCCTGTATAAGCAACCACATCAAAAAATTTAGGGGCGCGTTTAAACATCCATGCAAAATAATCTGTGTTGTTTTGTCCGTCCCAAGCTCCTGTCATATAGTCAAAATCAGCATTACTTTGATTTGCTTCTGCTGCATTAGTATTTGTATACATAAGTTTTTTAGCAGTTATTCGTGGCACATTAAAAATACCGCCACCCGAACTTCGATTTGCTACCCAAGTTAAATCAACAGGAAACCCGCTTGTAAACCACGCCGCGTTGTTTGCGCTTTGTGCGGCGGCAAAAACCTCTGTCCCTGCTTCGGGAACTTTCATCGGTCTACGGATGGCCATGTAGACGTAGTTTTGATTTGCATTTAAACCTTTAAAATCCCAACCAGTAGGGTTGATGTCTACAAAATCATAAGTGGCAAACGCACTAGAAAGATTTGGTTGTAAATAAGTCTCATCACCGCCATTGGGCGCACCATTCATAATGTCAACGATAAACCAATTTTCTGCAGCGTTTGTTGCTTTTGCCATAATAAATTGAGGCTCAAATCCTAAATTAATAGAGGCTGTACCGCTTCCGTTTGTGGTGACAGTACCCATCTTACATATCTGTTCGTCACCGTCTTCACC